TTATTTCAGAAGGAATCTTTCAACGGCTGCCTTTGTATTAGCTCCCGTGATTCCATCTACCTCAATCTTTGCCCCTGCCTTATTAGCCAGCGCCTGCATGAATACATTGATGGGATCAGTGCCTTTTTCCTGGGGGAACGCATCATAGTCCACGAAATCAAGCTTCAATGCGTGAGTGAAGTCACGGTTTTTGAGTGTCCATATGCTTACTCCGTAATCAAATCCCCTTGCTTCGATGCACTTTCCGTTCCCGATGTAGATGCCAATATGTCCCTTTTTCCATACCGCCCAGCCGATGTGCTTTTCTGTGACTTTGTCGATAGGAATGCTCTCGATGGCATCATCTGCAATCGCTGAACTAGAGAGCGGAGCTGTTCCTGCTGCCCAAGTCACAAGTCCCGAACAGTCCGTTGCAAGCTTTCCTGCTGTTTCAAGTGCCTTCTGCTTTCTTGACCCTGCATAATATTTCGGATACATCTTAATTAGGAGCTCCTGCCTTTTAGTCCCTAGAACTTCCATCTTTGCGCCGTATCTGTAATTGACGCCCTTTGCTCTCAATGCATTTGCGACAAATTCATACCAGCTTATCACTCTTCTTCACCGCCTTTCTCAATGCTGTCAATCCTACGATGTGCCGACTTCGTGCTCTGTTCCACTATTATCAGCCTTTCATTGATAGAACTGATGTCAGACTTAACGTTTCGTAGGTCTGATTTAATATCTTTCGTATCAGAACTTATTTCGTCAAGTTTTGATTCCACACGTGCTTGCTTTTTTGCCTCTGCCTTCGCCTTCTCGATTTCGTCTTTAACAGAATTCTTGTTAGCTCTGTTCTGCGACAGAATTGAGAAAATCAAAGTTATCGCAATCCCTCCGATTGCGATTAAAAGATTAATATCAATCATTCTCCTCTACTCCTCTACTTCTGGTAATCCAGCAATGCTGGTCAGTACTGAGAGTATTCCGCTCAAGACTGATGCAGAAAGCACCATGATCCAATTGACCTCTGACATTACTGCACTTGTACCTATAGTTGCGATAGCAGTTTGAGCGCACGTCTTCAGCGCTCTAATGCCTGCCGCCTTCCACCAATTTTTACTTGATATGCTCTGCTTAATCTGTGTCATATGCTTCTCCTTACTTGGTTTTAACTTGGTTTAACTCGGTTTAACTTGGTTTAAATAAAAAGTTATTTGTTTTAAGCTCATCAGCTCTGCGTCCACGATGGGCTTGAATTCGTGAATAGACATCTTGAATAGAACACTCCTTCTTCCGTTTTGAACTGCCAGATATCGCCGCTATGACCGTGGAATATGCCTATCATCTTTTTTGGCAACCCGGTGTTGTTGTAATCAGCCACAGCATAGTGGAAATACATATGTACGTATCCGGTTGTACTGTTATTTACATTAGTTATGACACCGCCCTGCAGTCCTGCGTTGGATGTTACTATTTTCTTCAGATATGCCTTCAGATATGCTTGAATACCGACGGATGTGCTGACCCCGACGTCATTATAATCCCAGTTTAATCTTTCTGTAGGAAAGCTGGATGTTATACCAGCGCCAAAGGTAAAACCAATACTTGAATGTGTCATTCCGCTTGTGCTGACTCCGAATACAGTGCGCCGATTTTCTGTTTCCGTACCAGTTCCTCCACCAACAAGAAACGCTATTTGTTCTGGTTCAGTTCCCAGGTTATATCTGCCCACGGCCGTCTGTGCCCATTTGCTTGCAATTGTTCCACCGCCACCTGCGTGAGAATTGCCGCCGGATGCAAGTGTGCTAAATCCCTCTGCATGTGCGAAATCTCCTGTTGCAGTACATCCGCCACCCTCAGCGTGAGAGCCTCTACCCGAAACTGTATTGGTGACTCCTTCGCTATGTCCTGCCTCACCAGAAGCGACATTTGATAATCCCTCGGCATGAGATGCACGACCAGTAGCCTGACAGCCATTCCCTTCTGCATGTGCGGTCTCACCTGCGGCATTGTTAATTCCCTCGGCATGTGCGGCTTCTCCTGTGACATTGTTGCCAGCTCCCTCTACGTGAGAGTGATATGCTATAGCCTGTACTGTATTCGATAATCCTTCTGCGTGAGCATTAGCTCCATTAACAGTGTTGTTGTTTCCCTCGGCGTGTGCATTACTTGCAGTGGAATTTATTGTGTTTCCGCTTCCTTCTACGTGTGATTGAGCTCCTGACACGATATTTCCTTCGCCTTCTGCGTGCGCATATTGCGCTTCTGCCGTGTTTGTATGTCCTTCTGAATGACTGCCCGTACCGCTTGCTGTCGTACCGCTGCCTTCTGCATGTGCGGCGACTCCACTAGCCGTTGACTGACTGCCTTCTGAATGAGACGCTCCGGCGCTAGCAGTTGTGTTGCTTCCTTCTGAATGTGCAGCAGCTCCTGAAGCTGTAGTACTTGCCCCTTCTGCGTGTGCAGCAGTGTCATTTGCGGTTGTTCCACCACCTTCTGCATGAGACGCTGTTTTATTGGCTTTTGTTGCACCGCCTTCTGCGTGTGATCTGTCTCCAAGCGCTTGCGTATTCGCCCCTTCTGCGTGAGAATAGCCTCCACTAGCAGTTGTACTAACGCCTTCTGCGTGAGACGAATCACCTGTCGCTTTTGCAACATTACCTTCCGCGTGAGAATAGTTCCCACTGGCGGTTGTATTATTCCCCTCTGCATGGGATATATCACCTGTTGCATTTGATGTATGCCCCTCTACATGGGAATTAACTCCACTAGCAGTATTATAACTTCCTTCTGCATGAGACGAATTTCCAGTAGCCTTATTGTGATCTCCTTCCGTAAGCGCGTATGTTGCAGTCCCAAATTTTTGACTTCTTGACAATGAAGAAACGTCCCCTAAAGCCACATTATTATTTGCAGCATCTTCTTTATAGCATCTATACGTTAAAACTCGCCAGCTTGCTTCTGTTTGTTCCGTACCACTTATATAAGTAAGCCTGATAATTGAATCTGCCGTATAGCGTGACAATCTGTCATTGTTGTCAATAAAACAATTAATTGCCCCTGTCGTAGTACCATTGTCAAGTGTGAGATTTAGGGTTGGATTTACATTACTATAGTAAGGCAGATAGTACAGAATTGTAAGACCATCGAAGAGAGCACTCACACCGTGCAATACACCAGTCCACGCATTGGTAGCAGCTGTCTGTGTGCCCATAACGAAATACACGCCGCTCTTGTATTTATCCTGGAGTTCATAGCTCGTACCATTGGGCACTTTAATAGTATCAATATTTGCCATTTAATCCTCCTTATCAGGTTGATGTGATTGTAATTGTTGCATTCGTGCCTGTAAATGTTGGCTGAGAAACTGAACCAGCAGGAGTATACTTTGTTGTAGCTGTTCCTGCTGTTCCTGTAAATGTCGGCTTACTTACAGTACCTGCTGGAGTATATTCCGTTGAAACAGTGCCAGCTGTACCTGTAAATGTTGCATCTAGTTTCGCCCCTGTTCCTGTAAATGTCGGCTGTGATATCGAACCCGATGGAGTATAACTTGATGATATAGTTGCAGCTGTACCGCTGAATGTGGCGTCAAGCTTTGCCCCCGTGCCTGTAAATGTCGGCTGAGTAGATGTAGCAGACTTAATGCCAGTCGCTACTGTTACAGCCGTTCCAGCCGATGGAAGAGTACCTGCGCTCCATCCAAGTGACAGAGTTGTTCCGCTTACTGTTGCTGTAAAGCTTGGTAGCGTACCTGCTGACCCGAAAGGCTTAACGCTCGTTGTATTAGGTGTTACTGTGATGGTCGGTGTACTTACTGTTCCTGCTGGAGTATAGTTAGCTGTTCCAGAACTTGCCTTGCTTATTGTGATGGTGCCGGCAGGTGTATAGCTTGCTGTCGCTGTTCCAGCCGTTCCTGTGAATGAAGGCTTGCTTACAGTACCTTCAGGCGTATAGTTAGCCGTTCCGGAGCTTGCTTTGCTTATTGTAACACTTCCGGCTGGAGTATAACTTGCCGATATGGTCGCTTCCGTGCCTGTGAATGTCGGCTGCGATACACTTCCGGCTGGAGTATAACTTGCTGATAATGTTGCTTCCGTACCTGTGAAAGTCGGCTTGCTAACAGTTCCGGCTGGCTTATAACTCGTTGAGCCTGTAACGGAATCCTTTTTAGCCAGCGCACCGAACTCTGACGTGTCACCGAAGAGTCTCCAGGCTGTTCCGTCCCAGACGTATTCACCAGCACCAGACCATACAACATCTCCCTGAGTTGCTGTAACCTGTGTGTTATTGATTGTGATCGGGTTAGTTGTTGCTCCGTCCGTCAGTGACGTTGTTGTTGCTCCGATAAACCTGAAAGCCTTGCCGCCAAGGTTTTCAATCAGCGTTCTCGCTCCGCTGTCCTGCAAATCGTAGGTTGTACCGGTAGGTAGTGTTATTTTGTCAATATATGGCATAAAATCCTCCTTTTATTATCCTGTTATAAAAAACAGGTTGTTATTTGGTTCATTCATAAGAACCGAAACTTTATTGTTCCACTTCTCTCTTTCGGCTGCTGTGATATGAATATCAGTATTGCTCATATGCATATCAAACATAGCTGATGAAAAAGGCAGGTCTGCGACATATGCATTCCCGTCTCCCATTTTGAATCCAGGGATGTTTTTCCCAGATTCATCCTGCTTGTAATCTGTATAAACATAAAGTACGCCGCTCTCGGAAACTGTAGACACACCCAAGCTTTCCCATTCGGCTGTGGTATGCGATATTATTTTTGAAGATGGCGGCGCGTATATTGGCGTTTCTATAGGACCAAATAGCGGATCGCTTGCATAATAAGTAGCAATTAAAGTACCATCTGTATATACCGGATCAATGCCTGGAGGTGGCGGATTAAACGGTCCTGTAATAGCAACTGTCTTTCCATTAACAGTAAGCGTACCGTATGGATTTGTCATAACTTCTGAAGATGGAGTATATTCTACTGATGTATCAGAATCGCCTCTTTCAGTCCATACATTTTCGATTTTGATATGCTCATTTTTTATTTTGTTCGGAGCCGTAATTGTTTCAATGACATCACCATGATCAATAATGTTATTACTCATCGGCATTAAATTTACAATACCATCGCTTGCTTGACCATAATCTCCAAAAACCGCCAATCCATATGTAGACCCTTGACGGTATGGTTTTATACCTACTCCGCCAGATGTCCAGTCGCCATAGCTTCTCGCTATTGAACATACATGAAATTTAACAACCCCATTACGGCCATCAATGACAAATTTAACCTTTGGATCTGCAGGATAATAGTTATAGTAGTCCCAATGAGTTCTAACGATTTCTTCATAATATGGTGGCCCACTAAAATCTTTAAATATAACTCCTGTAGGGTCTTCTTTACCAATACCATCAAAACCAACATTATTTAGAGATATACGTAATCTTGTACCGATATAATCATCGATATTAAAATCATTAGGTGAAATATATCCGCCAGTGCCTAACTCCGTAACCTTACCCTGCGGAATTCTTAATGCATTTAATGCAATTCTATAAGGCTTAGGTGATGGATATCCTATAGGAGCTGCTGCAAGTAGTTCTCCGCTATAGGAAGATTGCATTGTAATTACCAAATCCAACGTAAAATTCCATCTTCCTGCATATCCACTGATTGTTTCCAAGGCTAAAATATCATCCGAAGTAAAACTAAAAGATTTGAACGTAACCCAATCCAATATTTCAATCGGTTCTTGCGTTTCGTACTTAACCCACATATCCCCTTCATTGCCTTTTGTATCGTCAGGGTTTTGTGTGCTTGTATATATTTTATTGCCACTACCCGAGCTTTCGAGCGTCTCTATGCGGTTGGTGAGGTTGTCTATACTGCTGCTATCTCTGCTCTCGTTGCTTCCCTTGCTGCCTACTTTTTTCGTTGTTGCTGCTGAGCTTCCTGTTGATTCTATCAATTCCTTGCCATTAAGGATCCAGTTTAAGTGGGTGATAATTGTCCTGAAGGTGTAAGTCGTTTCATCTTCTGTATAATTGACGCCTATCCAATCCCCGACTTCAAGAGCGATATTTCCCATAAATTCGATTTTGCAAGGTCTGTACGATATACCAGCCATCTCATTATATAGATTCTGAACGATTCCCGGCAGCAGCTCCGAATCATCTGTCAGCTCACTCGCTCTCATATTTAATATAAGCCCTGACACATCATCATCTGATGTGGTAGGATAAGACACATTCCCAAGAGCTACCTTACCGAACTTGCAGATATAGCCGCTTTTTTCAGTCCTGTATCTGATATCTTCGTTTAAATTCCATACATTGCTGTTGCTGTGAGGGTTCAGCCTCTTCAGGATAAGCCCGTTGGTATTCTTATCTATTGTGGCAAAGCATCCCATGATCTTGGCCACTTCAGCCACTAAATCCCTGTAAGTAGCGATATCAGCTGTTACCGGTATCAAAAATGATGCATCGGCATTGCTCCAGGTGTCAAATTCAGTTTCGTCATTTGCAAGGCTTATAGGTCTTTTTGACGTGGAGCAATTCTGACAGCATAAATCTAGTAATTCGTAAGGTGTCCTGGCGACAAAGTTCAGATCTTCCCTCACTGCCGTAGGAATGTTTTTGCTCAGTCTGCTCATCATATCCTCTGCAATGATTTCTACATCTTCATCCTTAAGAGTGACCTCAATTATGTAATATATACCGATAGAAATGCTCGAAGAGCTGTCTCCGTCCGTTATGGTATATGTCAGATTCAAAGACCCGTTCTGCAAGGAGCTTTTCTGTGAACTTGTAAGCCCCGCATTCCCGGTAATGGTTATTTTCAGTTCCGCTGCATATACTGCCCCTGGTTCAAGATCATCATTGTTGATACACTTATTATCAATTATGAGGCTCCCTGTTTTAATATATTCGTTCGAGATATTAAGAACGGTAGCACCGCTGCCGTCCTTAAGTGTTCCCGTGACGCTTTCCTCATAACTTCCAGAGGCTATCAGCGTATTGTAAATTGCATCTGTAGTTATCATTTAGCCTCCTTATTTGCTGACCAGATCAAAAGATACATCCCAATACCTTGCCCCGGATGCATCTGTGTATTTTAATTCCTGCGTTCTATCTGATACATACATCTGCTCCGTTTTTTCCCTGCCATCATTAAAGGTAACAGAGAAAAACGCGGCAGCGACTGCATTCAGAATGGCATTCCTTAACGTGTCGTCAATATTAGTCCAGCCTACGCTTATTTTGTATAGCCCGGTCCTTATCCTTTTTCTGGTCATTACTCCTGTTTCAGATCTTCCGCTTCCGTCAGAATCGAGATCCGACAGAGTCACGCTGTATGTCGTTGGTTCTTCAGTCGGTGTATAATTGCCAAATTTTATTAAACTCATGTTCTACCTCCCGACCTTCTGTTTAATCTATTGTCTGTTCTTACAAGCAGAGCTTCGACCTGCTCGTTTCCGATATATACGTTAACGTTTCCGGCTGCGCTCATTCCGCTAAGCTTACCAAGCACTGCATTCATTCCTTCGATAACTGCTTCCCTGAGCTTGCTCTCAGGAGCTACGAACTCACCTTCTGTCTTGTTGTCCCCGACCACCGCAAGGCGCGGAGTATTTGCGCCAAGATATGCACCGTTCGCAAGAGCAGGAAGAGTAAGCTCCGGAATCTGAGGCATCGTAATGGATTCAAGCCCTAAATCGAACTTCTTTCCGCCAACAACCGGAACCCAGTCCGGGATCTCGAATGATATTCCGTTAATCGCATCGATTACTTTATTAAAAGCCGTTCCGACAGCATTTAGGAGCCCGTTGATGACACCTATAAGGACATTTACGATGTTCAGAAGTGTCTGTTCAAGTCCTCCGAAAATATCTTCGAAGATTTTCTTGACTGATTCCCAAGCAGCTTTCCAGTTACCCTCAAAAACATTGGCAAGGAAATCTGTGACCGAACCTAGTGCATCAATTATGCCGCTTACAGCAGGCTCAAAAGTATCCTGGAGGATGCCTGCCCACTTGCGTATGATCGGAAGGACCGTTGTCAAGACTGTAGTCACAAACGGGATTACATAATTTTTAAGAAGGTCACCGATTGCCTTGCCTATCCTTAAGATATTTGTAAAAAGCTTTTTATAAAGCGGTCTTAAATGGTCTTCCCAAAGCTTCTTGAACCTGTCTCTGATATCATCAATGATAGGTTTTACGCCTGTATTCCAAACCTCTTTAAAAGACTTTCCAAGCTCCTCAAAAACACCTTTCCAGGTTTCAACGAGCGGCGCTCCGTACTCATCCCACACCTCGCTGATATCATCCCAGGCTTCTGAAAACATCTGTGTCATATCCGTTAATACCGGAAGCACTGCATCATCAACAATTGTCCAGAATGCATCCTGAATGTTTTTGATCGCAGGCTTTGCTATTTCTATGAGTCCGTTGAACATCGAGCTTACTGTCGGGAGAATGTCCTGGTTGAATGTGTCAACAAAAGGCTTGAATACACCTTCCCAGAGAGGTGAGAGTCTCTCTATGATGCTCGATATCTGAGTATCGCAAAGCTCTCCAAGAGTACCAAATAAGTTTTCTGCTGTTGGCTTGACATACTGATTGAATGAGCTCTCGAAATCGCCAGCCATCTTCTTGATGTCTTCCTTAAATCCTGCAAAGTCAAGTCCGGCGATAGCGCCCGATGTTTTCGGGAACATCTTCTCAATCCTATCCTTGAATTTCTTAAATAAGCCCTCCGCTTTTGTCAGGCTCTCATCAAGGTTCTTTGTATCAGCTGATGAGTTAGTCGTTGCTAAATTTGCAAGAGAGCTGTCTACGGCGCTCGTGGAGCCATTATTATCACTTGATAATACATTCAGCTCATCAAATCCTGCAAGCGCCTTCTTGAGCTTAGTGGCGCTCGTAGCGGCACCTTCTAAGCCATCCGCCGTGCTTTCAGCTCCTTCACCTGCCTCTGTAAGAGCTCCGCCCATATTCTCGCCGCCACTCGCATCACCGAACAGATCAGCAGTGAACTTCTTGAAAAGCTGCCCCATCTCCATAAGCTTGGCCATCATCTGGTTTATTACTTTAATGACAGGCATAAGCGCATTGATAAGACCCTGTCCGACTGAAGCCTTAAATGCATTCAGCTGCTGGGAAAAAATTCTCGTCTGATTCGCCCAGGATGTTCCAGATGTCTTAGCAAAGTCTCCGTTAGCTTTTTCAAGCTGCTTCATAACAAATTTATAACGGAGGGCGACCTTTTCCTGCTCGCTCATTTCCTTAGTGGTCTTGCCAAAACCCTGCTCCATCGCAAAAGCATCAAGAGCAGTCTGACTCATTACCACACCGAGGCTCTTAAGGGATTCCGTTTCACCTGTAAAAACAGATTTGAGCTTGCCCATTGCTTCATCAGAACTCATATTATAGAACGAGCTGATACCTGAAGCCAGTTCTGTGAGGGATGTTGACATATTGTAGGCTTCATCATCGGTAAAGCCGAAAGCCGTAGCCATAGCACCGAAAGTTCCCACTGCTTGCTTCGCAGCTGTCTCTGAAAGACCGAGCTTTGTGATGGCTTCTCTTGCGAATTTATTGATTTTTGCGACAGACTCAGCTCCGAATGTTGTTTCTACTACGTTCTGAACCTCTGTAAGGTCAGAGCCTAACTCCATGCACTCCTTGCCGAATGCAACTATTTCTTTGACCGCAAAGGCAGCAGCCATGAACTTGCCTATCTTCTGTCCTACTCCCTTGAACTGGTTCTGAAAGGTTCCTGCCGCCTGCTGACCGATTCTCTTGGTATCAGAGACCACACTGTTTCTTCCGATTTCAAGGCCTAGGCTGACCTTGCCCACTTCATCTGACATTTTTACCCTCCTTTCTTCCCTATCGTGCTGATCGATTTAAACATATTCTGTAAGTTAATCATTTCCTTATCATATTTTTTCCTGTCGACTATTACAGTCTTTTTCTTCTGGATCTTTCTGCTCAGCCATTCATTCCGGATTCGCCTTATTTCAGGCGGCCATTCAGAGATGATCTTCTGGTCTTTTTCAGATCTTATGCCCACGATTTTCCCGAGCGGTGTTTCAGACCCGAGGCCCGAGAGCAGATTGCTGAATTCATCCCAGGTCATTTCATCTTCCAGCCTGAGCCTTATTCCGTACTGCTGGGCAAATGAGCTTTCAATCAGATTCCAATCGTCAAATAGGTCGTAATAAGCTTCATCAGGGTGTCTTCGCAGAATCAAATCTTTCTTTTGCATCTTCGAAAGTCATATCCATTGCAGCAGCCATGACCCCGATGAAAGCTGTCTTGTAATCACCGAATGACAGCTCATTCATCTCGCTGACAAATTCAGCTCCTACAAGAAGTTCTACTGACTTATCGATATTTTCTGCACTATCGCCTTCATCCAGCAACGCAAGAACCTTAAGGACTGCATTTTTTGTCTTGTTGACCTTGAATTCCTTGCCATTAATGGCAATCGTTGAAATGTCTCTGGTCAATTTATCATCCAAATTGATTTTCATAAAAAAGTCTCCTTTTTAATTAAAAGCAAAGCCCAGAATTGAACCTTCAACTCTGGGCTTTTTTGTTTTTTAAATTATTAAATTAGTTAGCCGGTGTGTAAGTAGGCTTGCCATTGCTCATAACGTTGAACTCAAGTACATCAACATCTGTTGACTCACCGCCAAGGGCGGTCACGTTCACAACAACGTCCATCGCAAGGATATCGCCGTTAGGGAAATCCCACTCGAACTTTGTTTCTGCTGCTGCACCTGTTTTCATAAAGAGAGAAGCAATATAATCGTTACCTGCATCGCCGACATTTCTCTTTCCGGAAAGAGTGATGGTAATTCCCTTACCAGTCATAAGACGTCTCACCCATCCTTCAGTTGTCATTGGTGTCCATTCCTGTACATTTCCGTCAACAGAAACGGAAAAACTAGTAAGGTCTGCGACAGTCTTCATGTCTGCTGTCTCTGAAGAAGTACCTGCAGTACCTACCTTAAAAACATTTTCAAAAACCGGAAAAACTCCACTTGTTACCATTTACACTTCCTCCAATCTGTAATATACATCAAAGTCTATCAGATATTCATATATGCCGAACTTATCCGTACCGATTGGCACGGGTTCATTGTTCGCAAGCTTTACGAATAAAATCTTTTCACTTGCTATTGACTGTACTGCATTAAAGATGTCATATGCTGCCGTCTCAGACTGCCCCGGGCTTTTATTCCAGTGTATAAGCAGGCTGACTTCCTTAATGTTATAGGAGTCATTGCCGCCTACCGCCTTTTTGAAAGCCGATATGCTGCGCCTGCCGTATACGCCTATGGATTTATCTTTTTTATTGTCAACGTTGCCCATATAGGTGTGTTCAGACAGCCCTAAATCTTCAATGATCTGTCTTATCTCACTTAAAGTAATCATGTTCCCAGCTCCTTCCGGAGAAGTCTCTTAAAAGCCGCCGGTACAAAATTCTGCTTACTGCCGCCGCTCATATAATCATCCAGCCATCTGCCTTTTGCGTTCGGATTCTCCGTATGCTTAAAATTATACTCCGGATGAAAATATAACCTTCTGGCATAAGGCCCCTCAGTTACAAGTGAGACTTTCCCGGAGTTCTGCTCCGTAAGGTCAACAAATGTCTTGATGTTCTGAAGCTGTCCGGTGTCACGCGGCATTACCTGGTCCTGAACTACTTTAGTATGGAGCGCCTCTCCTGTCTTAGCAAGAGCTAAGTTGACCTTGTTATTAAGATCCTTTATGACCGGAGCATTAATGCGTACCACTGAATCAACTTTCATTTCATTGTCCTCCTATTCCAGTTCCAGGCAGGTATAATTTACCGTTCCATCAGGATTGTACGCTTTCGTTCCGGCTTTTATGCGCCTTCTTTCTCCCAGGATAGTCACATAGCCGCCTGATATGGCATTCACACTGCTGCACAGATCTCCATCGAAATAACATTTAGCTCTTACGACAGTATCAACTTTTCCATTACTATACACTTTTTCAGTGCGTTCCTGATAATTGCATTTTTCTGTAACGGTAATCGTTTCAAGAGGCTCACCTGTATCATCAAGTCCTTCTTGTTCAATCTCTACAAGGGCAATTTTCTTTAAGATCCCTTTTGTGGGAATAAGCTTCGGATATTTCATGGCAGCCTCCCACAACATAACCCCGTCTGTTCAAGCTCCCCGTATATCGCCGCAGGAACTGTAACGCCGTTTACCATCCTGACATTGTATGCCTTATCAAAGCTCATAGAAACTCCGTTAATGCTGTAAGATTTCAATGCGCTGTTTAACGCGTCCGCATTGTTATATTCCCACTCCGCAAGCTTGCATACAACATCCTTTATGACGCCCTGCTGGAAGTCCGTAAGTTCTTCGAACCTTCCGACAATACGGTTGAATGTCAGCGTGTCAACGTGGATGCTTGAATTCAGAAGGGCTTTTTCGGTATCTTCCTCAGAGCCTAAAACGGCGCCCTTATATATCTCTGTATAATAATACAAATCAGCATAGCTTTCCATCGTTTAGGCTTCTCCTTCCCTTATTCGTTCTTTTTGTTTTTTGCTGCTGCCTTTTCAGCTGCTGCCTCATTTGCAACCGGCTTTTCAGCTGCTGCCTTTTCAGCTACTGCCTTCTTAAGTGCTTCAAGTTCCTTCACGACCTTATCATATTCAGAGTATGGCACAACTGACAAAGGGGAATGCTCTATGCACTCCCCATCATCGTTGTATATATCATAGCCCTGCTTAAGGTATGAAGCCTTTGAAACGTTATCGACGTCATAAACCTTGTTAAGTTTCTTAGCCTTCATAAGTTCCCCCTTACTGTGCGTTAATATAGCAGCCGTCAAGAATCATTTCATCAATCGCAAAGGTGCCGTTGTATCTTCTGTACTGCCAGAGATAACCATCAGCTACCCTTGAATCAGATCCAGGAGTATACCACTTGATGTACGAATGCTTTACTCTTGAAACCTGCGCTTCAGGGTCGATAATGATCATATTGATCTGTCCTGCATTGGCATCAGGTGTAAAACCGTCCGAGAAGTTGTAAGCGGTCTTGAATCTGTCAGTAGGTACTGTCTCGATCTTCTGGATATCGTCAATGGTCTTGAAGCGTCTGTCGATGCCGTTGCCGTTTGCAGCGTCAAGCATTCTAGTAAGACCTGGTGCATTCTTGATAAGCTTCTTTATTGCAGAGGTGCAGTAAAGGATGACTCTTTCAAGCGGTACGCCCTTATCTTCCATCTGTGCAAGCACATCATCAATCTTTGAAAGCACGTTTGCAGCCGTAAGCACAGTAGAATCCACCGTACCACCGACTCTTACATACTCTGAATGAAGCTTTGAGAATGTATAAGCGTCAAGCTCAGGGATTGCCTGTGTGGTCTCAAAGCGCTTTGTGATGTTCGCAACAGTCACAACCTGATTACTCTCATCAACATCCATAGCATCAACAGGAATCTCTCTGTCTCTGTCATGGTCGAGCTGTGCTGGCTGATAGCTCTGTGTCACGCTTCCGGTATTGTATGCGCCGCCTCTTGTATGGTCCTTAAGACCTGAAACGCTCATCTTAGGAATCTTGATATACTGACCGTTCACGATCTGAAGGTCTGTGTTAGAGTGAAAAAGTGCATCTGACTTAAGCTCCTGACCGTAAAGGTCTCTGAGCACGTTACTGAATTTACCTGCATATTCTGTTATAGCCATAGTTTTTGGCCTCCTTCTTTAATGTTTGTTTTACTTTGATTTGTTCCTTATCCCAAAAATGTTCTTCAGTGTCTCGGCTTCATCGCTTGCTGCGGCCGCTGTGTTTGCGTTTCCGCCTATACTGAAACCATTTTCAGCTGAATTGACCGCGCC